ACGGGTCATGAATACTCTTCTGAAGAAGAAGTAAAAAATGATATTAATAATCCTGAGACGGAGACTAAAGAAGAACATATTAGACGTGATGTTCAAATATTTGCACCATCTTTAGCTGAAATGTTTAGTCCGAAAGAAGATTAAGCGCTACAAGCTTCACATTCCATATCAGCAGAATTACCATCCAACATTACTTGTTCATGAGAAGTATTATGACAACTACACCCTTTTAAATGTTCTGATAAAGTTTTCTCTAATTTCTCTTTTTCTCTTTCTACTGTTAATAAACGTTCATGATAGCGACTCACCTTATCAGCAAGGGTAGCTATAGCTTTCAATACTTCTTGATTTTCCATAATTTCTCCTGATTTATAATTTTTGGGTGAGAACCAATTTAAACACATCGTTGATTTAAATCAAGTTGATTAATTTCAAATTATGATAATTGTTTTCTTGACAGAAAATTTGTGTTATGAAAGTGATAGAAAAAAGAATGAAAGCACAAACAAATGTATTTGGTAGAATGGTTAAAAGATATGATATGCCTTTAGAGGCTATTGACGATTTAAATCATAAATATGAAGAGCATAAAAAAAATCTTAATTCTTTCGGTCCAAGATTAGCAGGAAGATTAGATTCTGAACTTGAGTTCACACATCATATTGGTAAAACCAAAATATCTAAAAACATAGTTGATTGTATGAATGATTACATTGAAACACTAGAAAAAATAAATTTATATAAAGGAAATAAAGAATTAGAAATTTTAAGTTGTTGGATAAATGATATGAAAGAAGGAGAATACAATCCCCCTCACACTCATCATGATAATACTGGTTGGTCTAGTGTAATGTTTTTAAAAGTACCAGAATTTATTAATGATGTAAAAGATCCACATAAATTTAGAGATGGACAATTAGGTTTTACATCCGTTGATGGTACAAACATGACTTGGATGGAACCTGAAGTAGGACATTTTTATATATTTGAAGCATGTCATCAACATTGTGTTATGCCATTTAAAACTAAGATAAAAGGAAAAATTAGAAGATCAATGTCTTTTAATTTTATAGAACGTGTTTGATAAAAAAATTACATTTTGCGCAATTAATAAAGATATGCTTGATGTATGGCCACATCCTAAGCCAGCGTCAAGATTTATTCCTGATGAATATAAAAAATTAGAAAGACATTATGAAGGTAATATTCATAATCCAACGTTAAAAACATGTATACCTTTTTTAGACTCAATGACTGCTGGTTATATAATACCTTTTGATCAAGATTATGTGGTAGATTCTATTGAAGATGATTTTTCTGTAACTCCAGCAAGTAGAAAAGAAGAGGATTTTGGTTTTCATAATCAAACACAATTACCTTCTTCTTGGAAAAAAGTAGCAGGTAAACATGCAGGTAAATTTCATAATAAATGGTTAATTAAAACACCTCCAGGGTATAGCTGTTTATTTATTAAACCTATGAATAGATTAGAACCTAGATTTGAAATAATAGCAGGGATAGTGGATACTGACACATATATAAATACAATTAACTTTCCTTTTATTTTACACAAAAGAAATGAACAGTTTGTAATAAATAAAGGTGAACCTATGGTTCAAGTAATCCCTTTTAAAAGAGAATCTTGGAAAATATGGTCTGGTTTCTATATGGAAAAACTTCACGCAAAAACATTAAATATATTAAATAGTGTGTGGATTGATAAGTATAAAAAAATATTTTGGAAGAAAAAAAGTTTTAAATAATTACGAATAATTTGAATCGTAATCAATCCAACTTTTGCCAGCTGCATTTGTAGTATCATTTTCAGTGTCAGATTTAAGTACGGCACTATAATCCGCTTCTGCTTGTTCTATTTGACCTTTTCTTGTTTCTGCCCATGTTAATAAATTAGCAATAGTAGTTGATCCTACGGAATCACTTGTAGCAGATAAGGTAGTATTACCAGTCATGTTGCCAGTAGCAGGATCTTTACTTTGTATTTCATTCTGTCCTGTTAAGCTATTCCAAATAACTGCGTGAATAGTGTTTGGACACCAAGCATCTACCCAATTTTTACCTTTATCAGCCCATTTAATGCCAAAGTCATTATCAACTAAAATTCTATCTCCATTTAATATTACTATTTGTGTTGCCATCAATATCTCCTAGTGCTTTATAATATAGTTAACCACCACATATGGTGAGAATGAATTTGTTCCTGCTGCTGTAACAGCACCAGTTAAACTTGTAGTAATATTACCTGTTAAAGTTCCAGATAAAGTATGAGAGTGATTATGTCCAGTTCCTGAACCAGTGTTATCTGCAACGTCATTAGTAAAACCATCGTTGAAAACTATTGATCGACCAATTGCTACATTGTTTCCACCGCCAGCTCCTCTTATGTAATTACTACCAGCAGCGTGTGTGTGACTTGCAAGTTGAGCAGTTGTTAATGATGTATTATCAATACTTCCTGTTACAGTAACAGTTTGGTTTGTTGCATTTGTTGCCGCTTGGTTGTTTGTAACAGCAACTGTAACTGTATTTGCACCGCCGGTTCCTGCCATATTATAAGTATTACCATCATAACCTTGTGGCATTTTACCTTGTAATTGAGGAACGTTGAAAGTTGTTGATCCATTTCCTGCACCATAAGTAGTAGAAATTACAGCAAATAAATCTGCATAATCAGTTCTTGAAATAGCAGAGCCATCACAAAGAACATAACCCGCAGGTGCTGTTGCTTTTGTCCAAGGCTTAATTGCGCCTACTTCACTTCTGTTTGTTATATCCTGTAAGTTAGCCATTAGTCGTTATATTTCAACCTCCACCCATTTGTTGAATCGTAATATACCAGAGCTATACCAGCATTGTTAGTGCTAATTGTTAGATCTGATGCTGCACCCTGAATTTTTTCAGAGTTACGACCAACTGTAATGTTATAAGTAGCGGCACTACCTGTGCCATCTATGATTTTAACCTGTTGTCCTATTGAAGGAGAAGCAGGAAGAGTAATTGTTACAACCGCTGCTGAACAATCAACAAAAATATTATCTCCATCTGAAGCGGTGTAAGGAGAATCTGAATTATCTTTTTCAATCCATGCTTCACCTAATCCAGCTAAATTAAATACATCATACCAATTTGTTCCATCAGTTGAAACTAAACGATATTTTCCGTTAGTAATAGTAACTGTATTACCTGTTGCCCCTAGTCTTGCAGAAATATCTGCGCCACCAGAAATGTTATTATAAATTCCGTATGTTTTTTGTGTAGCAGGAAATTGAACTGTATGAGTTGTGGAAACTGTTCCACTAAATAATAATTGACTATTTCTAGCCTGATTGTTTGCTTGAGTTTGAGGACCATCTCCGTTTGTTAGAGTGGTTGACGTTCCAGTTGTAATTGCTGGTACGGCATAAACACCGGCAATAGCAAATTCAAAAACCTGAGAAAAATTGTTATTTGTAATAGTACCCCAAGTACCAGAATTTGCTCCTGTTACTTGTAATTCTGTTCTTAGACCTGTTGAATAAGTTGACATTTAATCTCCTAATAAAGTTTTAGTAATTTTTTTAAAGTTTGTCAAAACTTTTATGCAGCCTTATGGACTTCTGCCCAACTTATTGAACTGTTAGAATCATCAACTTCAGACCAAAAGATCCCGCCTAATGTTCCTGTACTACTTGTAGCAGAAACGCCAGTTAATGTAAAGCTTACATCTATTGTAATATTCACCGATCCAACTGCTGTAGTGGCTTCTTCACTTGGAGCCATATAGCTCGTTTCCTGGATTGCATCCCCTTCGCTAACCGTAGCACTAACTCCTGTAACAAAAATAGACGTTAATACACTACCTACGGATGAAGTAGCAAGTTGACCTGCTGGTTCAACTGTTGGTGAAATAGCTATAGAAACAGATCCTGTAGAGGCATCTAATTCAGGTTCTGAGGCTGCTACAATAGTTATTCCAGCGTCTCCTGTAATTGAATAAGTTCCAATAGATGTTGTTAAACCATTAGCTGTGGGTGAAAGTATTTGATCTGTAGTAGCAGTAATGCTTCCTACACCCGATGTTAGACCATTTCCTGTAGCGCTAGGAGAATTACTAATAGCGCCC